ATGAGGCAGTATATACTTGCATTGCTTCTGTGCATGGTTCTGCCATGTGCGGCTGGTGAAGTTGTGACGACCGGAAATTATAGTGTCAGCTTCGATATTGGATTGCCTGAAGATACGTATACAATCAACGTGCGTCCTGTATATGTCAATGAAACTCTGAGTGGGGTAGTGACGGAAACAAATAATATCGTGATCAGAGACCGTTTCAACCAGTACAATGGTGCTACAATTGCAATAATGTCGCCCTCATACGCCAATGAGCAGGACCTGATGAGCATGTTGCATTACGTTGAGGCGACCATGGACAACTGTAAGTTACTTCTTTCCACCGCACGGAAAATAGACGGAGAGAATGGCATGGTAGGGCAGTATAAATTATATGGTTCCGGACAAATATTTTACGTCGCATTTTATCTCCTCCCTCATAATGTACTTGTCGAGGTACTTTCCTCATATCCCCAAGATACGTTCATCCAAATACTCAGGACACTTCACGTGACTTCCTCCCCGCCCTGAAGGGCGGGGCCTTCTCACTCCGCCCTCTCCTCTCATACGATGTAAAACTTTACACTTTACACCACAGACGTCATCCCATAAAGGTATAACCATTAAAAATATATTTACTTTATTCTTCTCCTTCTCCCAACTAAACCAATATCAGAAAATATCGAAATCACGATATTTTCTTCAAAGAATTTGAGAAAACCTTAGAACCCTGCTTGAAAAGAGGTTAAGGTGTAAAGTGTAAAGTTTTACACCTTGGAAAGCCCCCTGGCAAAATAATCTCTATTTAATGCAATCATCTTTGCACCTTGCTGGGTGTTACTTTCAAAGACATGGAAGCGTTCATCATTCGCAGCAATCTTCCCCAGAAGAGTCATATTCTGTCGACGTGTAGTGGACTTGCCTTTCCTGCTGCCCAGCTCCAGGTATTTTCCTACCTCCGAGAAAGTTAATGGCTCATTCCCTCTGGCAATCAGCAGGTTCTCCAGGGCGCGCAGCCTTGCATCTGTCTTTTTGCCTTTGCGCGGCATATCTGGCTGCTCTAGGGCAGTAATTCTCCTGCGATCCATTGCGATTTCGCGCATTGTGCGCTCCTCTAAATCAGCTATCTGCTGTTCTTGCCGCTTTAACACTTCGATTAAGGCAGCGATAGCCTCGGCGGGATGGCTAGAGATATTAGAAAGGTTTATTGCTGGATATAATTCTATAATATTCTCGGACATAGGGTAGCACCTTTGTCTGCGCATCGTGCTCGGAACACGGTGCTTAAGCTAGGACTGGGATTGGGGCTTCACCTTTTCCCAGTTCTTTCATATCATTTGCTTTCTGTGCTATTCCTATAATGTCTACTGTTATGTAATCTCCTTCTTCGATATGCATTATCTGCCGGATCTCAATTGGTATGGATATTTGTCCGGCTCTTGTAACCTTTACTGTGGCTTGCATGATCATACTATCTAATCATTCTAGTATATAATGTTTTTCTTTGTATTGCTATGTATTGCTATGAATAGCAAGCGATACATATATATACTATGCATATGTAAAGGTAGTATGTCAATTAGGGCAGGTGAAAGTCGATGTCCAGATCCAAGAAAATCACAATCGAGCGGCATCTGCAGGACCAGATAGAATCGATCCCAGAGGATCGCCGCAGTGGAGTAGTCCGAGCAGCCATCCGCAGTATGAAGCCCCTCCTCGTATCCCACGAGTATGAGACATGCCCGGTATGTGGCGAGAAGTGGATGCCGGTGGAATTCAGGAACGGCTGGCGCAGGTGTACCAACTGCTGCCACTATGAAGAGCAGAACGCTACGCCAGAGCGGCGCGCCGAGATCGAGGCTGAGAGCAGGCAGTGGATGGAGATCCATCATAGGCCGGTGCGCAGGGCTGCGGGGGTGGCCTGAAATGACTCTTTTTCTGATCCGTTATCTTACAGAAGAAGGACCTCTATATGAGATTGTACCCGCCGAAAACGAAGAAAAAGCGACCTGGAAACTAATGAGCCTCGATCCTTGTGCTAAGGTCATCGAGGTTCGCGATCTAGTTAGGGAGGCGGTCTGAACATGGCCGCCAAGCAGCAGACTGTCATGAAGCCGCAAGAGGCCGCACCGCAGGAGTTCATACCTCATCCTCACTTCGATGACATGCCACTCTTCTGTGACAGCCATCCCAGCCAATGCAGCCATTCCAACCCAGACCTCGCGAAGCTGGCAGCGAAGCTCTGCCAAGTCATGCAGGCCTGCGCTGTGGTGCCGAAAGACAAGGCAAACGCAGACCAGGGCTACAAATATGTCTCCTCGGATGCTATTATCGGGAAAGTCAATCAGGCATTAGTCGAGGCAAAGCTTGCGACTGTTTGCCGGCTGGATGTACTGGACCGCCAGCCACGCACTACCCGGACGGGAGCTGTATGGGAGTTGGTCACGACAAAGTGCACCCTCTCGGTCATCGACTCGGAAACTGGAGCTCTGATCGAGAGTGAAGGTATCGGGCAGGGTTACGACTCCTCCGACAAAGCATTCTCCAAAGCGCAAACTCAAGCGAAAAAGTATGCGCTAATGCTCCTGCTGAATATCAGCACCGGAGACGATCCGGAGGGATTCGCAATAGTGGACGAGGAGCCAATCGTATGCAAGCATTGTGGCGCTATGGCTGAATACTCCACTGTGAGTGAATTTGAGGGGCAGAGAGTTAAGGTCTATCACTGCCAAAAATGCAAAAAGGACACGAGGGTGAAAGCATGATCACTTTCGCCCCGCGCGCCCGGTGAGGTATATTATGTCCGAAAATCGATATCTTGGGAATACCAAAAAGGATATAATCGAAGAGAATATAGATAGCCTAAGCTACAAGAATCAAGAGCCAGGGCCGTTCCCTCGCCGTCTTCCAAACTTCGAGGACCAACCCCGGCTGCATACTACCATGCGCCGCAAGGATAATAGCCTTGTGGTTTGTGAAGTCTGTGCTGGTTATGCAGTCCGCTTTCCCTGGCTCGGGAAGGCGATATGTCCAGATTCAAACGCATAGATGAAATCGATATCAAGCTCTTGGCAGAGATTGAGAAGAGACCTGGCCAGCCCCTGGCCAGAGCGACAAAGGTTCTATTAAATAGGCGCAGCCGGCGTGCTTTGTATAGTCGCTTGTATGTGCTTGAGGCACAGCAGCGCATTTCTGTGGATCGGAGTTCAGAAAGAGGGCTTGCTCGCGCAACTATAACAGAAAAAGGAAAAGCCGCGATAATGGGAAGGGAGAATCCCTACCCATCGACGGAGGCGGGACTCTCATGAGCACATCTGCCTGCGCGGCTATAAAGTTTTCTGATATCAGTGCGGACTCTGAACCTATTGCTCTGCCGGCAAACGGCATATGCATCGGAGTGCTCCGGAGTCTCGGCGAGGGCATAGCCCAGGTCGAGAACATGAGGATCGAGATCTCGCCTGACCTTGTGGAAGATCTGAGGCCAATGATAGGACAGCGAGTCGTGATCATGGGCCGGGACCGGGCCGGGAGGTGCAGCGTATGATTCCACTGTGCCCTTTTATGATGATTGCACACGCGGCGGCAGCCGACGGGAGATACAGCACTGAATGCATGCGCGAAAAATGCGCTATGTGGGATGCATGCATCACAGAGCGTAACGGTGTCGTGGTCCACTCCGGCTTCAGGGCCGGATGCGGGTTGATTCCGCGCGAGAGACGGAGGGCGTGAGATGTTGCGCGATAATCCGGTTCTCTGGCTAGCCGCGATTGCCATCTGGATCGCACTCCTGATGTTGGTCATCCTGGAGGCATTCGCAGTCACCGGCCATGCTGTCACCCTGCAGATTACCGGCCAGAGTACTGGCCAGGGGATCCACTCTCTGTATTGGTTCGGTGACCGCCTGAACGCCACAATTTTCCAGGGCAATAACAGCACCTGGCTGATCAATGCAACGGGGGCGAGCGCGTGAATCAGTCCGATTTTGAGTGCATTGTGAAAGAGTGTATCGCACGATGCACAAAAACTCTCGACATCAAGGCCGAAGAATATTCCACGGATGATAGACTACATAATTTCAAGGCAGCTGCACGTCTTCAAGGATGCGCTCCCGAGAGGGCGCTGCTTGGTATGTGGGCCAAGCACATTGTTTCTGTGGTGGACATAGTAAGGGATATCGAGGCTGGTAAACTCCCTCCAGAGGATCTGGTTCATGAAAAACTAACCGATGTCATGAATTATGCCATGCTGTTGGAGGCTCTGATCGATGAACGTATGGGTGGAATGCCATGAGATCAGAACTTGCAGCCCTACAGCGGGCCGGTATTACGCGGGCCCGTTTCTCTGCTCGCTATGCGGGCCGGAGCAAGCATGGGTTCATCCTGCTATCGGACGTAGAGACGCCGGTTGGCGGCCATCTGGACCATGCCTGGATCCGACCGTGGCACTGGCACGGGCCTATACCCAGTCCCGGGCAGCATGTCGAATTCAAGGCCCAGATCGAACCATACTGGCGGGACTCAGGAGAGACGGATCTGGGACTATTCCGGCTGGAGGTCTTGCCTTGACCGTCGTGGATGCCTTCTGCCTCTCTGAGGTGCAGTGGGACCAGATAGAACGCCGGTACGAAGAGGCCCACGAGAAGGCCATGGAATCCCGGGGAATCCAGGCGGATGCCCTGGAGTACCCGGAAAGGCTGCTTGTGGCGCTGCTTGATAGACTCTCTGATGTTGAGAAGATGGCCCTGGCGCTGGGCGTCATGGTGGGCAGAGCGAGCGTGGAGGCACGAGAGTGACTGCATGTCTCTTGGAAACATTAGAGCGTATAGCTGCTCTCCAGCCTGCTGCATTAGCGGATCTGCGAGAAAAGGGGATAGTCTTCGATTCCAGTCCTGCGCAGGATGCCCAAGGCTGGAAGAACGCTGCCTTCTGGCTATATTCTTACCTCTGCGAGGCAGATAGCCTCGCCAGGGCCGCTATACGAGACTATCAAGAGAGGGTGGCATGAGCCAAGTCTTCAAGCTCGGAGAAAGCGAGTTTAGAGCGCTCGATGAGTCCACCTACCAGGAGTCCATCAGCATAGAGGCCGAGACAGAGAGAGCAATCCTTCTGAGGATCGAGAAGCGCGGCAAGGTCCGCACATACTGGATGCCTCGCTCCCAGATCCAGGTCCTTCAGGACCGAGTGATTGTGCCGGACTGGCTATGGAAGAAGAAGCTGGAGGAAGAATGAGCCTCGCCCTCTGCCCGCGCTGTCAGAAAGATGTAGACCTGAAGGACATGCGTGGAGGCATGTGCTCAACCTGCTGGGCAGAGATTAAGGCCAAGAACGCAGGCAAGCCGAAGCCCAGAGGCACGGCCAAGGTCGTGCGGGCAGACGACCAAGCATTATCGCTATTGGCCGCAGGTATCAAAGTCTCTGGAACCGAAGATAAGTCTACTGCTAACGTTCCTACAAAAACGATATCAGAGAAAGGTAACAAAGTCTCTGGTACTACGGATAATCCTCTCGAGTTCACGGATAACGATAATCATAATTCAGAATCAGTAGACGGTCACAAAGTACCTGAAACTGGTATCAAAGTCTCTGATACTCAAGAAGAGTGGCAAAATCGCATGGCTGAGGACCTGGCGATAGCACTTCGGCGCATCAAAGCCCTGGAAGAAAAGGTCCAAAAGATGGCTCCGCTTCTCGAAAAGGAAGAGTCCAGGCGAGACTCTGAAGGCATGAAGAAGCTTCGTGATGAACTCTTCAGACTACTCCGAGAGAACCAAAACGGAGGAGTATACATCAGCGACTTACACGGATCACATGGACAGAAAGGAGGAAGGCTAGGCATATCGAAAACTCAAGCCTTTCGTCTGCGAGATGCATGTAGGATGGATGATCGCTTTCGTGTCATGAAGGCCGAGAATTCATCTGCGAAATGGAAAATTATACTTAACAAAACAATTAAATGAGTTAGCCTTCTTTTCGAGTTCCAGGAACTTGGAACTCGGAGAGGAGAAAGGGGGGTAAAAACCAGACTGCGACATACTAAGTCTAGTAAAAGTATGTCGTAGAGTAGTATGTATTAGTTGAGGGAAGGGAAGGATATTAAATATAGTATATAAATAGCTAGTAACGTTGGAAGGGTAGATAGGAACTTGGAGTACCAAGTTCCTGGAACTTAACACGGTTGAAATATAAAAATTGGAGATGAAGAAAGTGAGCTTAGCTACAATCAAATTCGCTGCCGAGTACCGCAAGATGCCGTTCTCGGCAGAGGAGATAGAAGATCCGAATTGGCCGACAAAACTGCTTGCAGTCCTGAGGGTGGCCAGGGAGCAGCTTTCGGAGGAGTTCATCGAGTGGGATACTGCATACCGATGGGATTCGGGAAATTTCAAGCTTCCAGACGACAAGGAGCTTTTGGTGCTATTGCTTCTAACGCGGGGGCATCTGTGGACTACCATCCGCAGCACGGAGAAAGAAGCTTTCTACAGATCGCAGGTCGGAAAAAATGTGGGAATAATTGCGCGGAGGTGAGAGAATGAACACCGATCTGCAAAAATATATAAGTGAACAGTTGGGCATCAGCGGAGATGACGTCCAGCGCATAGTAGATAGACTTCTCCTGCTCGCCGAAAAGCACGACGTAACGACGGTAAAGGAACTCATGCGTTGTGAGGAATTCTCTCCAGAAGAGAGAGAACTGATATCGTTGGTGCTTGTGGCGGTGATCTTAGCATCTATCACAATCGAATTTGAAAAAGGCGAAGAATCAGAGGCGGTGGTGAGAGAATGAACGCAGAGATTGAGATCCTGAAAATCCTGTTTCCCCCAGAGGGGGCAGTTCCGCTCGACCGGCTGAACGAGATCAACCTCATCCGAGGACACATCGACGTAGCAATCAAGCTCTCTCAAGGCTTCCACCCACAGAGGACAGGCCTGGCGGCTCGATATTACGATCCTGAAGAGAGCCAGAGGATCACCGAGAAGGTTGTGGAACTCAGGGAGTCCCTAGGGCCGGATGGGAAGCGACGATCCTGGCCAGCCATCGCAGCCGAGGCAGGCAACATCACCCCTAAGGCTGCGAGGATGCGGTACTGGAAATACTGTCAGGACCGCAAAGCCGAAGAGATGCGGAAGGAGGCATATGCAGCTTTGAGTGGGGAACCTGCTCACTCCGATCCAACTATCTGGGAAAACCGGATAGTTGAACACCCGGAGGAGTGTCCGATGAAATCCGTAGTCGAGCAGAGTAACACCTCCACACGCGTGGGCAGAAAACCACCGAAGATCCCTCATGAGATGGATGACTACATTGTAGATCTCCGAGAGCATGGATCCATGTTCAGAGAGATTCAAAAGGATCTGAACCAACAGGGAATCGAATGCACCGTCGATGATGTGATAGCACGATATAATGGCATCAAAAAGAGGCGTGATGATGAAACGCATGGTAATATGCCTCATAACAGCCTCACGCCAAAAGAGCGGGGCCGACAAGAACAGATCAACTCCGCCGCCGCAGTTGCATCATCAGACAAGGATAAGTCCGATCCTGTACCAATTAGCCGCTCCGAACTTGACCAGAAGATCTGGAGCATGTGGAAAACAGGCATGTCTCCGAAGCAGATCTCAGAGGCTCTGAACCTGGAAGGCTACTACTACGGTGAGCAATCGGTGCGAGTGCGGCTCAGAGCGCAGGGGGCGGATTTATGAGGATTACCGCCACCGAAGAGGAGATCGCAGAGAGAAAAAAGATCGAAACGTGCTGGAAGGACTCTCAGCGCATAGCTCAGTTAGCTGAGCAGATCTTCGGCCTCAACAATGCAATCCGTATCCTCAGCGAAGCCCGGGAAGAGATGAAGAAGGAATGCAAGGCTCTGCAAGAAAAACATAGGAGGGATTGAATCTGGTCTCAGATAAGCTAATGCGAGAATTTCTTATAGCCATGTCAGATGATGAGATTACGGTTCGTGATCTATGTAAAAGGGTGGATCGGACCGAGAGTCATGTGCGTAGATGCTTAGATATTATGTGGTATTTGGGGCTGGTAGAGAAGCGTCAGGTTTCTGAACGAGGCTCATATAAGAGGCAGAAATTTGTCTGGAAGAGATTGGTGACTCCAAAAGATTGCCAAACTGGGCATGTCTGTATATGACATGTCTATATATGATATGCTAGATATAAATACCAGTAGGTATAAAATAAGCTAGTGTCAGAGCCATTAGCTGAACAGGCCCTTGCCTCTGTCAAGTGGCGAGAGCCATCGACGTATTATGCTTATCGTCGCCGGAATGGATGGAAAGTAATTTTTTGGGATAAAGAGCAAGGGGCCACAGGGAGCACTTATGATTGGTGCTGCCCGCAATGTAATCTTCCCATTTATGCTGAGCATACAAATACACGCACATGCCCTAGATGCGGATTGATGGTAGGCGAACATCCGATTATCCGAGAAGCAGCTCCTAAAAAAATTCGGCATAAGGAATGGCTGGAATGGTGGGGCAGAGTCTCCATGGAGAGCAGTAATGTCGAAACCAGAAGAAACAATGGAATTCAAACCATCAGAAAGACCTCTCATCCACGCAGGGCTAGTCCGAGTGCCCGACACAGAATCGATCCATTCAAGCTTTCCAAATCTGATAGATATCATTAACACCTCAGCCCCGGAGACCCCGGCCTTTAGGCCGGGGAGGAGGGGCATAATCGTACCTCAGATGCAAGCCCCTCCCTAAAGGGAGGGGTAGTTGACTTTCGGAAAATAAATGTCAATTATAATCTACACCACAAAAACCTGCCCCATCTGCCACGATCTCATAGCAGAGATGGACCGACACGGCGTATCCTACGTGGAACACGATCTGGAAGATCCTGAGAATATCGTCTATCTGAGATGTGACGCTGGAGTGTTTTCTGTTCAGGCTCCTATCATCTACGATGGTGATAAGTGGATAGGCGGCGAGGATACCGAAGGAATAAAGCGATTCAGAGAAACTATACTAAAACGTCCCAAAAAGATTGATTAGGCGATTTGGAAATTCCTGGAAAAATCTGGAAGTCTGGAAAAATGGCATTTGAATCCATAGCAGAACATATCCCTGAGATTGAATCCAGGCTCGCTAAGAAACAGCGCCCAATCCAGATAGCTAGGGATCTAAGGATTCCCAAATCAATCATTTATCAATATAAAAAAGAGCGCTTCAATGTCCAAGGAGCAGCTGCCGTGGAATGGAACGAAGAGCAGCAGAAATCGCATGATCAGCGATTCGCCGAGGGCAAGCGCCAAATTATCGACTCCCTGGAGCTGCTCAACAAAGCCAAGACCAGGGCGCAATACCTGCTTGAACTTGAATTAGGATCATCATATACCACAGCAGAAGGCGAGACAAAAGCCCTCTCGTTGAACTCTGCAGCAATCTATTGGAGGACGGGCCAGAAAATGGCCTGCGAACTTATTAAGCAGGAGCTGGAACTGTCAGGCGACGATCCAGATAGCAAGTTGGCAGAAAGTTTTCTGGAGCTGATCGAGCTTGCTGAACGCAGAGCAAGCGGGACTGATAGCTGATCGCTGCCGGGAAGATCCCGTTTGGTTCGTAGAAAATGTCCTAGGAAATTGCCCGTGGCAGAAGCAGAGAGAGATTCTTGAAGCCGTCAGGTATCACAGGGCTGTTGCTGTCGCTTCTTGCCACGCGGCTGGTAAGTCTTGGATCTCGGCCCGGGCGGTCCTATGGTTCAATTACACTCACAAATTATCGCGAGTAGTCACCACCGCTCCGACCTTCGACCAGGTCAGGGACATCCTCTGGCAGGAAATCCGGCAGGCCCATGGATCGGCCCGATTGCCGCTGGGCGGCAAGCTGCTTGAGACGCGGCTTGACCTCGGCGCAAACTGGTTTGCGACGGGCCGGAGTACGAATGATGCCAACCGATTCCAGGGGGCCCACAGCTCCAGAGGTGCTATATTCGTTGTGGCTGATGAGGCTGCTGGTATCGAGCCTGACATCTGGGTCGGCATCGACGGCATTCTCACGTCGCAGGACGCTCACCTCTTGGCCATCGGAAATCCCACAGAGAGTAGCGGCGAATTCTTTGAGATGTTCAAGCGGCCCGGCGTGGTCAGGATCCACATCTCGGCCTTTGACACTCCAAACTTTACGGCCTTCGGCATCACGCTGGATGACATCCGGAGGGGGAGCTGGAAGGACAAGATCACCGGCGATCTTCCTGCTCCCTATCTGATCACCCCAGAATGGGTAGCTGACAAGTGGCTGAAGTGGTGCGGCGGGTCTGAGGCAGGTGAAGATAATCCCCTCTGGGTCTCTCGTGTCCTGGGCAAATTCCCCACCAAGGCGAACGATACGCTCATCCCCCTATCTTGGATCGAAGCGGCACAGACGCGCAAGCTCCCGGAGGGTGAGCCCGTTGTCCTGGGTTGCGACATTGCAAGGCATGGGGCAGACGAGACCGTAATTGTGCTACGGCGCGGGCCCGTAGCCAAGATCCACAGGACAACTCGCCAAGAAGATACCATGCAGACGACTGGCCGGATCATAGCTGCCCTGGAAGAGACGCAGGCCACCGAGGCCCGGATAGACGCTGACGGCCTGGGGGCCGGCGTCTACGACCGGCTGAACGAGCAGGGAAAGCCGGCCATCGAGATGAGGTCGGGCTTTGCCGCCAGAGATCCTGAGCACTTCCTGAACGCCCGGGCCGAATGGTTCTGGGGGCTCAGGGAGCGGTTCGAGGTCGGCGACATCGCCATAGACGGTGATGAGGACTTGGCGGCCCAGCTATCCAGTATCAAATACAAATTCACGAGCCGCGGGCAGATCCAGATCGAGAGCAAAGAGGACATGAAGCGGCGGGGGCTGCATTCCCCGGATCGGGCAGATGCGCTCATGCTGGCGTTCGCTGCTGTGGAATCGGTATCTCCGGTGGGCTGGGGCGTTAGCAGGCTCAGCAGGCTCAAAGGAAAGCGATCATGAAATTCTTGGATCAACTATTTAGGAGGCAGCAGGTGGCTGCTACTCCGGCCATGTCCGGCTCACCTGTGGTGCGGTTCGGTCAGCCTCTGGGCTGGATAGATCGCAGCTCGGCCATCACCCCCGAGCGCATAGCAGCTAACCGATCTGTTCCCGTCGTCATGGAGTCCCTGTCTGGGCTCTCTCGATTATGCTTCTCTGGATTCGATCACGTTCTGAAGCCCATCGATCCATCCGAAGACACCCAGGGTCCGGCCATCGAGAAGGCCCTGGCCCAGATCCGGAACCAGGAGAAGCGCATAGGCCGGATAGGAAAGGCCCGCCGGTGCGGTACGGTGGGTCTGGTCCGGGCAGCCGCCCTGGATGGTTGGTCTTTCCGCCATGCCATATCAGAGTACGCCACCATGCAGGAGGGCAACTGGCTCAACTTCGCAGAGGTCCAGCACCTTCCGGCCCAGAGCTTCAGCACTGCATCGGGCGTGGGCGAGGACTACCTCTCTGACAAGATCCTGCCGGGTATCATCTACGATGCCAAGCAGGATACCATACGATTCTTCCAGAGCGGTGTGGGCTGGGGTGGCCAAGCCAGGGAACTTGACCCTGAGAACCTCCTCTACATCGAGGATGTGACTGTACCGGATGACATCAGCTTCCTCAAGGTGCTCCAGCCAACAATCGAGGCCTGGAAAGAAGTGCGGCGCTACGGCATGACTGCCGAGCGGAGGGTTGCAGTCCCGAATGAGACCGAACGGATCGACGCGAGGGACGTCGTAGCCATGATCCAGGCGAAGATCCCCATCAAGATGCAGGACCTCATAGACCATTGTGATGATCTGGCTGAAAACCAGTCATATGTCAACCGAAAGGTGGCTCTTGCGGGAACGAGGATCGAGTACCCTACCATCTCCATGCCGCTCAACCCCTGGGAGGCTGACAAGTACCTCCGGGAGGAGATCATTGCCTTCTTCTTCAAACGTGATGTGCTGGAGGTGACCGCCCAGGCCATCAGCGCTACCAGTGCTCCCTCAAAGGTCCTCCTCGATTTGCATATCGCCTCGGAGAGAGAGCTGTGGGGCCGGCCATTTGAGAACCTGTGGACGCAGTGGCTAGAGTGGAATGGTTTTGAGCTGGTGGATGAGTTTGCGTGGTGGGATTGGAGCCCCGCAGACAAGGAAAAGGAGCACCAGAGGAATCTGGAAAATTATCGATCTCATGCAATCACAATCAACGAGTTTAGGCAGTTGGAGGGGCTAAGTCCTCTGACCGATGAAGAGATAGCGGCTCTCGCAGCCGAGCACGCCCTGATCTTCGGAAACAAGGATAATTCCATGAGCCATTCAAAGCTGGCGGTATAAGCTCATGAGTGAAAAAGATTTTTCTGATGACATAATACGCACCGAAGATAGCATAATTGATGATTTGTCATCTGAATTTTTAGATTCAGTGCAAGGAACAATCGATGATACAGACTGGGAAAACATCGAGCGTAGATTGTCAACAAGCGATTCTGCGGACCAGATCAGTAAGGTTATATCCTGGCGGGATCATGATCCTAATAGCCTCTTAGAAGAGTTGTTTTTTTTAGTTTCAGGAATATCATATAAGTTCATAGCAGACGAGACGAATAATGCTCAACTGTCCGGCGTTAAGCTGACTGATCCTAATGCATTAGAATGGCTGAAAAAGTACGGCGCTGACGAAATTAAATACATATCAGACAGCCAGCGTGAAGCCATAAAAAAGATTATAACTGACGGTTATCGGGATGTGGTTCCTGCCCAGAAGCAGGCCCGGATGATTAGAGATTGCATAGGGCTTGATCCCAGGCGTGCCGGGATATTGTCTGATTATTCTACTAACCTCTATGCGAAAGGCAAAACAGACGCCGAGGTTTGGAGGCTAGTTGAACGCAAGGGCCGGGCTCTCCTGAACCAAAGGGCCCTGCAAATTGCCATCCAAGAAGCAGTAACTGCAGGGTCAAGAGGATTTTATGAGACGGCGGCAGACGCCGTACGTCGTGGTTTTCTTGATCCATCCAAATACGAGGGGTACAGGATAGTTACTCATGATGAACGTCTTTGCCCGAAATGTTCTGCACTGGCTGGGGAATCTCGTAGTCTACCTGATGGCACGTATCGCTCGAATGGGGATGTTATTCCACAGTTACATTTGATGTGCCGTTGCATTGAGGGCATAAGGGAGATCAAGATGAAGAAAAAGGAAATGAAGGAATCTGGAAAGGGGTACGCTGATGTCATTTTCGAGGCAAAGGGGCTCAAGCGAAAGGATGGTATCATATTCTGTCCGACCGTGCCGCTCATTGAGGGTGTATATAATGGTTGGGGAATACCGGTTCTCAGAGAATACGCCGAATTTTCGAAGGACTCGAAATGGCTGAACGGCCTCACCGTCCTTACGAACCACGAAGATCTGACTCCGGAGGCCCGGAGGATCGGGCAGCTAACCGACATCGCTAACCGGCCCGAGGGCAAGAAAGTCTCCGCTATAACCCAGTTCTACGAGATCGACCTCACGCAGAGAGAAATCGAGGCCATCATGTCCCGCGAGCCTATCCATGGTTCGCTTGGTTTTTCGTGCTTCCTCGATATGACGCCGGGTGAGTGGATCAATAGCTCCGGCGAGAGGGTCCATTATGAGGCAATCGAGCGCGGCCCGTACGTATTCTACGAGTATTCCATGGTCCGGCAGGGTGTCGTCACCCCTGCGGATGGGGCCGGATTCAATATGGAGTGTACCAACTGTGGCGCAAAATCACAATCATCTGCTCCAGGAGGAGCAACTATGGAAGAAGATCAGATCAAAGAGATGATAGATGAGGCTATCAGGCCTCTCAAGGAACAGAACGCTGCACTGGAGCAGAAGAATGCAGCTCTTGTGGGCGAGGTACAGGCTATGAAAGAATCCCAGAAAGCGGCACAGGATGCTGCGATCCTGGAATCATTTGCGTCCAAGCTCAAGCCTGGATATACTGAGAAGGCCAAAGAACTGTTTGAGACCTACCAGAAAGACCCGGCTGGATGGGTAGTCGAGAACTCGGACAAGTTCATCCAGATCGGCCAGGAGAAGAACCTCAGAGGGTCATCCAGTACCGAAGGCGGCCAGGCCTTCGATCTGCAGGCCGAACAGGATAAGCTCTGGGGGAGGGCGATCTAAATGTCAGCGCTCAAAGATACTCTGATAGACGCCGGACCGTGCGGCATAGATCCAATGGTCGCAGGCGCAAACATCGGCTTCGGTGTGGCTCTCATCAGGTCCGCTGCCAGAGTCGTGAAGGGAACGAAGGACGACAATTCAGGAGGCGTGATAGGCTTCTCAGTCCAGCCGGTCAACAACGTGGTCCTGGACTATGACGGCTTCTACGTGGCCAGCAACAAGTCTGGCAAGCCGGACGTGGTCCGGGTGGCCAGGGGCGGAGCCAAGATCAATGCTCTGGTTATAGCCAAAGCCAACACCTCGATTCAGGATGGGGACTACCTCGAGTGCGCACCTCTGGGGAACGCCGCCAGCTACATCGGCGTCCTGAACGAGGCAGGCTCCAATGCGGGCGAGACACGAGTCAACACCGCCGTTGCCCAGGCCCTGGAGGAGTGCACTATCACCAGCTCCAGCTACAAGACGCCAGCCGGCAACGTGGCCATTGGGGACTCCGCAATCACGTTCACTGCACAGAACCTGGCCCTCCTGAACCTGTCCGAGGGCGACTACATCGTGCTCGAGGACGTAAACGGCAATGCCATGCTCAACAGGGTCAAGAGCCTGACATCCACAGTCATAACCCTGGAGCTGCCCTCGACCGTGGCTCTGACAGTAGCTGACAGCGACCTCGTGTATAAGGTCTTCCAGGTGAAGGCCAGGATCCTTTGAGGTGATTATCAATGGTAGGTGAACTCAATTACGGGGCATCGATCCCCCAGGAAGTCCTGCTCAACATGCAGAAGACCATCCTAATCTTCCAGCAGCGGTTCAAGGACGGCTACATAGGCAGGAGCCTGGTAGAGCAGAGGCCGGGAGTCTCTGCAACAGTCCGAAAGGACATCGTGCGGAAAATCGACAAGACTGCTGCACAGGATGGCGTATCAACAGCCAGGCTGAGCCTCGGAGGCACGGCTCCTGATGTTGTGGGCAGCAAGGCCAAGGACGTGCTCTTCCCCATCTACAGGATCGACAACGCTATCCTGATGAACGAGGCCGAGCTGCAGCTTGATCCCACCGCCTGGAATCGGAACGTCAGCATAGCCATGATGGAATGCCAGAGGCGTGAGAACTACACCATCATCAATGGCAACGCCACCTTCGGCATTACCGGCCTGGTAGGGGCTGCCTCGGCCAACACTCTTGGCAGCATCGTGGCATCTGGAGGGGACGACACCACCACAATCAACAACAATGGTGCCTGGGATGGCTCCGAGACGGATAACGTCATGGACCCATATGACGATCTCCGGGCCGCCCTGAACTTCATCGATCCGGAGCTGACAGGAACGCTGTTCCTGGCGGGCCGGCCAGCATACATGAACTACCTGCTTCAGGAAGATGAACTGGGCAAGGTCTACACTGACAAGATCGGAACCAGGATCTTCGGTAAGTCGGTGACGGATCTGTCCTGGATGATCAGGAGCGACTACTTCCCGGCAGGGTATGTGTACCTGGTGATGAAGAGCATGCAGGCCGCAGAGCTGGTGATCCCGGAGGACTACAACATAGATGCCAACTATCCGAGGCAGCCCGGCCAGAACCAGTACGCAGAGATCGGCGGCTGGATCGGCATCGAGATCCACACCAACAACTTCATCGTGCCGATAGCGATTACCTGAGGCTAGACCATGTCTACCATTCGACCCAGAAGCATCCTAACCCGGATGTCTGGAAAGGGCCTTAAAGTTGGATCTGGGATAGTCGCCGAGGTTGATCTATCCGAGCTGGATGACGCCGCAATTAATGTTGCGGCTGACAGCATCCCGTTTGTGGATGCTGATGATGGTGGTTCCAAGAGAGAGGCCATATCTGATTTGGTGGGTGCCATCACAGGAAACGGCCTGGAAGATACCAATGGAGTGCAGGTCGTAAAAGCGGCGGATGCGTCCCTCACGGTATCATCTGGCGGTGTGAAAATCAAGACCGCTGTCCTGAAGCACGTCCTGGCCGACGGCACGGCGGCTGCAACCGATGTCACTGTTGCCGGCATGGCCGCCGGGGACGAGCTGATCTCGGTTCACTCGCAGGCCACAAAGTCATCCATAGCCACCATTACCGACCGCACCAGCGAGTACACCGTGGGCGCAGGGAAGCTCGTCAAGGCGGCAGGGACCAACGAGACCAGCAACCAGCTTGACATCTGGTACTGGGACCGGACATAGAGATTTGCTTGAGGCCGTCGAATGGCGTTCACCTATACCGGCCCGACCACTTCAGCGGAAAAGGTACGCTACCACATCCAGGACACTGACAGCAGCCGGCCATTGCTCACTGACGCAGAGATCGCGTATGAGCTTAACCTGGCCGGGGGCGATGTCCTGTTAGCAGCTCTTGGCTGCGCCAGGACACTCGTGGCCCGCGGCAGCCACAAGGTAACAAAGAAGATCGGCGACCGGCAGATTGACTACAGCGACCTCACCGCTCAGTATCAATCTCTGGTAGCTGCCCTGGAAGAAAGGATCAGCAGGGCTGATATGGCATCCACGGTGCCAGATGCGGGCGAGAAAACAGCAGACAGCAAATACCCGGCAGCACTAGAGCACACCGATCTGGCTGGGCCATATGACGATGATTGAGGACTTCGGAGATGAGATGGCCCAGTCTGTATCCATCTCATCACTGAAATCAAATGACGGATACGGCGATACGTACAACACGGCGGTCACGTACAAATGCGCTGTCCAGCACCAGATAAAGAACATCACTACGGCCAACGGAACTGTTGCCGTTAGCACAATGCAGATCTATTTAGACGGGGTAGTTGCGATAACGCCCAGGGACAAGGTCGTCTACAATGGCACGCCAATCCGGGTGCTTGCTGTGGGCATAGACTACGACATAGAGTCACCGACTGAGATATATTCTACGGTGATTTATTCCTAACTTTTGAACGTCGGCCCAGGGGATATCGTTTTCCCACCTCCTTTTCGGTATCCTCCGGGCCGTATCTTGATGTGGAGATGATGTATAATGGAAGTTGGCGGTATCGAAGTTACACTCAACCTAATGATCGAGATAGCTGGCATACTAGCTTTCGTACTCACTGGTGCTGCTTATGCCGGATTTCGAGGTAAAGTCAAAGAACTTTTCATGGACATCGGCGACGCATGGGCTATGACCTATGCGATACTCGGCAACATTCTCGATAAGAAGGATATAGATCCCGCCAGAATCCAAGAGGCCAAAACCAAGATCGAGGAAGTCTGGACTGAGGCCTGCGCTCTGGCTCCGTTCGTGAAGGACATCTTGAATAGCATTCCAAAGAGGTAATCAATGATGGCAATAGTCTGTTATGCGGTTTGCGCCGTTCTGTTCTGTGGATTCGCTTTTTTGGCAAAACGGTTCAGAGACATTCTTCCACAGATGGAATCGCTGGAAACCGAGTTAGAGCGAACACGTAAGGAGAACCTCAAGCTCCAATCCGAGCTGAAACTCACCAGAGCAGAGCTTGAGAAAACCCGCAAATCCCTTGATTCGTGCACATCAGCAATCGAAAGCCATTAAGTTTTTAAAGCGGTGGCAATATTGAGCAAACTATTTACACCAGATGACATCAAAAAATATTTTTACGCTTCTTGTATGTTGGCGGTCATATGTCTCATGGCAATTATCTACATGGTTGCCACCTCCGGCGAAGCAAGCATCCTGATGGAAGGAAGAGATACGGGAAGCGGCACGATAGACGTTGATGTCACCAGCGATAATCAGGCAGCACGGATGATGGTCAACAACGGCGAAGGAGCAGACATCCGGTACACCAAAACCACCGATGGAAAAAATGAGAAGCTGACCGCTTCTATGGATCTGGATAAAGGCGATGGTAGCCGAAAAACCAAGTTCGTTATAACCGGGAAAGGCGATTCCGCAGGGTCCACGATCTTTGTAGACCAGATTGGAGACGGGTTCTCTGGAACGGCTACGACCTGGATTGATTATACCGATGACGGCACATCCAACTTTGATATGACCTTCCAGGTAGAGGGCGCGCAGAAGTCATGGCGTGGTAAGTTCTATGCGACTGATGGCAGCCCCAGGCCCACAACCGAAGAGACGATCAGAGGGTTCGGCAATATGAGCATCTGGAGGCATTACAACGTCAGCATAGCTCCTGAAACGCCCGAAGACTGGCTCGGATTCTGCGCTGAACTCAATAGGGATGTCCATCTGTCAGGTGAACCCGGAGCTGTGTACGTGGCTCCTCCAGGGTGGACTCCTGACGAGAACGGCGTGCTGTGGAGAGACAATTCGACCTACTACGACGTAGAAAAGAAACGAATCGCGAGAATCGAATAAGGAAGGACAGGCGTCAGTTACTCCGTCCTGAAGAACGGAGAGGAAGTTACATGTATGCGAAAAGCGTATGTAGCCGCGATCCTATCCTTTTTGTTCGTCGGCTTGGGGCAAATCTACAACAATCGGCTGAAAAAAGCGGTGGTGTTCATCGTGATGCTCGCCGCGAGTTCAGTTATAGGAGGCTATCTTCTTTGTGCGCTCATCTGGTTGATCGCGGTGGCAGATGCTTATTTAGACGCAGATGAGGCCGAGTATCCAGAGAAATACGGAGGAATTAGCAGATAGATAGGCTGAAAAGAGCGCAAGAGTCGGGCGACGAGCAGACAATCAGAGCCGTAGAAATGACACTGGAAGGATACTTTTGATTATCAAACCCTGGGATGTAGACTGGCGGGAATCGTTATCAGATCCCGACTGGACCGAGCACGAGCTACGCTACCTGAGAGATCTGATAGACAGGCAGCTTTTTTTGCTTAGGAAGATGATGCCATAATGTCGTATATCAGCGTTCAGTGGGATGTGGCTCCGGCCCTGGAACGTCTGAACCTCTCGAACAGCAAGATCAAAGAGGTGGTCATGAAGACCGCGACCACATGGAAGTTTCTGGGAGTATCCGAGGTCCAGGAGCGTACTCCAGTCAGGACCGGAGCGCTCAGACGAGGATATGACGAAGCATCGACTGTAACGCCCACAGACAAAGGCGCTGAGATCGTTTTTCAGTCAAACGTGGATTATCAGCCCTATGTCGAAGCCAGAAAGCCTCACCTCCGGCCAGGGGTCCACGCAAGTATCCCGGCTGCTAAACAAGCATTCGAGGACGCGGTAAAAGAGGCGGTAAGAAGTGACTGATCCATCTGGGATGCTGGTAGCCCTGCGAGAAAAGCTATACGGAGACTCGACGTTTAATTCTTCAGTCGGAGGAAACGTATTTGCAGGAGATGATATCGATCCAACACCATATTTAGGATCATCGAATGCGGTAGCTATTGTCCGGTCATTAAACGAAAACGAAGTTGCCACGCCGGGCAGCAGTCTTCACGGGCGGATTGAGCAAGACATCCAGTTCGATATATCAATTGTTGGATCGGATTTCTGGGATTGCAGACAAATAGCTCAACAGGCTATCGATCTGATCATAGGCGACTTCACGATCACTCACGAGGGCATCAGCTACTGGATGGTCATACCCAACGTTACCCGGCATCACATCAAGGATGAGGCCGGATACCACCGTGAGATCATCACATTTAGAGGCAAAACCTGGAGATGGAACAAATAGTTTTTGAGATAGTAAAAAAATTACGAGGTAAAAAATATGGCAACAGGAGCAGTTAATCCGACGACCTTAAACATGGCGTTGGCTATAGAGGCAGTATCCGGCGTGGCCAAGGTATCGCCGGATATCTATGTGATTCTCGGAGCTGAAAGCAGACCGACAAATACCAAGGCAACAGGCCAGAGGCAGACATATGGCAACCCCGATCCCGTTCTACCCTGGAGAAAACCGGAGACAACGGACCTGTCCATGCCTATGCTTCCAATCGTGGAAGATAATGGACTCGGTGAGTTGCTGCTCGCCCACATGGGCAGCGATGTCATAGGGTCACAGCTCGGCGGTGTCGGAGCATACGAGCACGTATTCACCAGAGCCAATCCGTTCAAGACCCTGACCGTCTGGGTCCACGACGGCATCCAGGACAAGAAGATACGGATGATGGCCGTCGACACGTTCACCTTGACAGCCAAAAAGGATGACGGCGATGTCCAGCCTACGTTCGACCTCAAGGGTGCTGACATGTATGATGCATCCGATTGGGGAACCGCAAGCTACGCCGATCTCGAAGCCGCACAGCCCAAGGCCTTGAATGCTTTGCAGGCTCGGCTTGAGTGGGGCCAGCCAGGAGCGGCAATCCGCGATACATGGGAGCAGGTCAAGTTCACCAGCAAGCTCAATATCGTGATGGGCGTGAACGGCAAAGACGGTATGCATATAGCCGGATCAGGATCCCCCCAGCTCTGCACGTCGTCCAAGAGAGACACCACCATAGATATCGACTTCGTGGATACCGATGGCAAAGAGATGAAGCGGTGGTATGAAGGCGTAGATACTGACCCATCTGCCACCCAGCAACATGACAACGCCGGTCTTGTGGACATGCAGTTCACGGTATTCGGGAACATCATCGGGAATGGTGCTGCTCCCTGGGGCGAGCCGGATCTCAACAACGCAGGCACAGCGACAATCACGGTAGCTGGAACGTACAATGGTGGAGCATCCGTTTTGACCATGTACGAGATCAAGATCACTGGTGGTACACCAGATAAATTCAGCTACAGGTCATGCACGGGTGGCAAGTGGTCTGCGTGGTCGGCAGCCACAGACATTCTAGGAACAGCCCAACCTCTTGCAGATGGCATAACCGTACTGTTTAGCAGCACGACTGCCAGCGAGACGGGCGATAGATTCTACGTCTACAGCCACAGGCTCAGATACCTACGGGTTCTCTGCGAGAACAATATGATCGAGTCTGTCAAGGACACTGGAGGCAGGGACTTCAAGAAGGCGACTCTGAGCGCATACCACACCTCCGGACCGAGTGGGATCAAGCCGACGATCAGAATATGCAATACCAAGAGCGCGGCATATGCTTGAAGGCCCATTTTCAGGCCTCTAAGCCATAGTTTTCTACACCGAAAACGTCTGTATAGAATAGAGCGAATAAAAAACCGAGAGACGCCGGGGTGATCGAGGCCGGGAGTAGCTATCCCGGATCAGACAGGTAGAACTGTCCCCCGGCTCCCTCACATTTTCTAAGGGGGAGCAAAATGATGGAGAAACTTTTCGACGAAATTGAAGAAGAAGACGAGAAACCTTCTACAGTAATTGAGGATGAGTTTGTAGATCTGGAGAACATCGAGGCCCTGGACGAGGCCATGAAGCCCGTTACCGGGGAGTTTCCTCTGACGTTGCCAAACGGCAAGAAGCTCAAAATCCCCTACAAGGTGATGGGGTTCGCATATGGCCTGGAGGCATCCGCAGGTGAGCGGTTCAAGGAGAACGAGGTCAACGATCCGAAGAAGACCAAACGGATCTACATGCGCAAGATCAACATGGGCCTGCTCGATGGCTGGAAGGTCGTGGACGACATCGAACGTCCGGCCCTGCTGAAGGGAACAACCAGGTCAGGCCTCCTGGCCAAGAAGATGATCCCGATCAGCATCATCACGCCGCGAGACTGGAACCTGCTGAACGAGACATTGTTTCCCGGTGCGCTCGATCAGCCCGAAACTATCCAGGACAGAGCTCGCGCAATTCGTGACAACTCTGTGTAAGGCGTTTCCGTCGCTGGGGACGCCTACCCAGGCGTTCAAACACTACAACATTTTTTCCGAGTACATAGATTCACTATCAGGTACGGACCAAATGCTTCTCGATATCGCGTGCTTGTCTGAGCACAACCGACGAGAACGAGAGGAACTAGAAAAATCCCAGGAAGCAGAATCGTTTAGAGCTGAGCACCCAGGAGCGGAACCGTTCCCGGATCAAGAGACGAGATGGGCCAAAGCAATAGCTGCATCTGGAAAAGCAACCCCACATGAGGATTAGATAATGTCTGGAGACGATATAGCATTACGTGCCACGCTAGACGCATCTGGCGTTATGACCGGATTAAACCAGATCAAGGCGTCTGTGGCCAGCACCATGTCCGGCCTGGGAGGCTCGTTCGCTAAGGGCGAAGCAGATTTTGCGTCTGCCGGGCAGAAGATGGGAGCAGCATTCACACAAGGCCTCTCTGCCCAGTTTGGCGCATTAGGAGGCGTCGTAAGCCAGGTCACCAGTGCTCTCGGCCCAATTGGTATAGCTGCCGCTGCCGCTGGTGTGGCAATTACAGCTCTCGGAGCCCAGGCTGTCAGCCTGGCCGCCAATTGGCAGACTATGATGGCGTCTGTCAGCAAGACTACAGGCCTAGAAGGATCTGCTCTGGACCAGTTCAGCGCAAAGCTCCAAGAGATCCGCATGAACACCGGCGTGGCCGCCGAAGAGATCTCGAACATGGCGGTTGTTGCCGGATCTATAGGTGTCCCAACAGATGAACTTGCAGCATTCTCTGAAGTCGCTATCAAAATGGGCCAGGCTTTTGGCATGTCTGCGGAATCTGCTGCCAATGCTATGGGCCAGATAGGTAACGTCATAAAGCCTGTGGAGATGTCGTGGACAGAATTCGGCGAACGTGCGGGCTCTGTGGTAAACGTTCTCGCTGATAGCATGGCCACATCCGAGGAGAAGATCCTCACTGGCATGATGCACATATCCGCCGTGATGGCCAGGATAAAACTGCCTGAGGCATCGATCCCAGGCATGACTGCTCTCATGGCTACAATCCAGAGCCTCGGCATGAGCGCAGACTCGGCGGGCGAAGCCATCCAGGATATGCTGAACTATACTCTGATGAACAAAGGCAATGCTATATCAGATCTTCTAGGCATATCCGGCGGAGAGCTGCAAGAGAAGGTACGATCTGATACTGTGGGGTTGGTCGAGGATGTGGTTAAAAAAATCTCATCTCTCGACGTGTCAAAGCAATCTGAAGCTCTACGACTATTTGGCGAAACCGGCCAGAAAGCGATAGGACTGCTCCAGGGAGATCTCGATCAAACCACCGGCAAGTTCAAGATGCTGGGAACGGCTATCGAGAACGCAACCAGTTCATGGGCCTCCGGCACGAGCCTAGATGACGCATTCAAGAAATCCCAGGCCACGCTCGACGTTGCTATGGACCGCATGACCCAAACCTTTTCTGTTATCGGCGAGAGAATTGGTACGCCACTGCTTCCGGTAATATCTGATATCGTAAATGGATTCACATCTATTGTCCGGGCCGCCGCAGATGCAGGTAGTGCTATAGCTGGAATAGTTGTAAACTCTCAGGCATTCCAGACTACATCGGAAATTATCTCGGAGATCGGGGCAACAATAAGTACGCTAGGAGCTAACACCGCCACGGTATTCGAGCCTCTGTGGGATTCTATCGGCGGAGGCGCAGGCGTTGTAGCCGGTTTGCAGAAAGCGTTTGATGCTCTCACAGCGCCTATCAACTTTGTGGGCGAGGGCATCTTGGCGGTAGTTAAGGGATTCAATTCTCTGGAAACTGCTCTGGCCCCGGTAGCTTCGACGATAGGGAGCACATTATTATCCGCAGTCGAAGCAGTCTCTAGCGGCCTAACGACAGCTTCAGCCTATGCTCAGGCGTTTGGCGAGGCGATAGGCAATTGGGCTTCGCAGTCGGCTACGATCCAGTCTATTGTGTCGGCAGTGGACTCAGTCAAATCCGCTTTGAGCGGCATAGTCGACTGGATTAGCGATCTGGGCAGCAAGATAGCAAGCGGGTTAGCGGAAGCTATACCGAAGGCCATCACAGGGTTCACATCTGCTCTCGACGATTTATTCAGCCAGGGCGGCGAGGCAGCATCCGACGCGTTCACTAACGCCATCAAGGACTCTCCTCTCGGCGGAGTTTTTGGATTTGCCGAGGGCATATCGGCCAGAGCGAACGAGATTTTGAATGTAGGAAAGAGTTCTGGAGACACGATGGCTGAAGGAGTGGCCAATTCAACCGATCTCGAGAATGCACCTGGCGATGCACTGAGCAGCACCGACGCTCTGAAAGCGGTGGGCGATGCTGGATCTGCTGCTGGGGAAAAATATGCCAATCAGTTCCAAGAGCAGGCGGCTTTATCCGGTCTGAACGGAGCGGCTCTTGTGGCTATGATCAACAGTCAGGACATGCCGGAAGAGAAAATTAAAGAGACTGTATTCGATCTTTACGGGCACGCTGTAAAATACTGGTACGATGCGGCAGAAAAATGGCCTGTGACATATCTTTCAATAGATGATACTACGGTAGCCAGCCTCCAGCCTGAGAAACAGTATGTCCCCTGGAGTCTTGAAGACACTCTAAGCTACCTGGGCCTGCCCATGCCAAGCGATGTTGAAGAGGCAGCCAAAGCAGCAGGAGACGAGGGAAAAGCCGCCATATTGTCGGTAAAAGAGTCATACAACGAGGCCCTTAAGGGCATATTCGATTTTGAGCCAGCTCTTAAAAGCTTGGATGAGATGGCTCCCAAGCTCGAAGACAGATTTGCGTTAGTCATGGACAATATTAAGAGGATGATTAGCGAGATATCCAGTACATATAAAGAGACTGCCGAAGACTGGAAGGCAGATGCCCAGGAGCTTGTAGATGCCATGCAGCAGTCTGTAAGCCTGGAAAATCTAGCCACCCTGCAAACGGCCATCGAGAAAAACAAGTCATTCCTTGTGGATGCTTACGGCGATCTCGGCGAAGATGTGATGGCCGCATATAAAGAAAAACTTGCCGCCGGGATTACTGATGTCGATCTGTACATGAAGACAGAGTACAATCGCATAGGAGAATCCGCAGCAGAGGCGTTATCCGATGGGTTCATGAGCAATGAGGATAAAGCTCTTTTCTCCTCTCTTGAAACCCAGCTAAACATTTTAAAAGAGATGATGCCAGAGGAGTTTCGGGAAATAGGCGGAGATAGCCTACTTGCATTGATTAACTCGATAAATAGTGGCGATGCTGACATGGCCGCAGCCGGAGCATCGCTCGGAAAGACTTTTGGCGATTCGTTCAAGGAAAATCTGATCGGTGCTGCGTCTCTGGCCATTCCATCTCTCGCAGAAATAATCAAAAATCCATCTGTCGCAGGAGACATATCAGACGCCACAAAGTACGCCTACAATGCAGCTCTGCCAACCTTGAAAGAAAACGCTAATGAAATGCTCAAGGTTCTTGCTGCCGGAACATACAGCCCAGAAGAAATCTATACAAATTATATTGCAAACATCACAGAACTCGGCGATCTGGTCCCTTCCCAAGTCCTGGGCTGGATATCTCAGGTCGAAAACGGGAGAATGTCGCTTGAGAGCTTCGGAAACAGCGTAATCGCCCTAGCGGATGCTGTCGATGGTGGAACGGTCCAGCTTACCAACTACGGCTATGCGCTGGTGAAAGAAGCGGATGATACGAAGACTGCTACGACATCACAGTCGAATTATAATGATTGCCTTCTTGGAACTGCAAATGCTACCAACAGTGCTTCAACATCGCAGTCGAATTATAATGATTGCCTTCTTGGAACCACCTCAACGTTGAAAGGAACTGGAAACGTAATGGAGTCTGTGGGTGCTCAGTTCGGAACTCTGAGCAGTTCCATAAACCAAAACGGCGAGACGTACACGTTCTTAAATGGCCAGGTTGCGGGCTACAATAGCTATATTCCAGTCACAGTAAGCTACAACAATACTGCTGCTGCGTCTTATGACAGCCTCACAGCATCGGTTTACAACTATGGAAACGCTCTGTCCTATGTCAACCAGGTTGGATACGGGACATATCTCAATGGAGGGCAGAACAGCGGGATGCCTGTGAGCTATGAGACTCTGTATCCGGTGGCAAACTGGAACGGCCAGTACAACAACACCAGCGGCGGCCAGTCTGTGCCAGTGACCGTAACTAACGTCTCCGAGATGACAAGCCCCTATGATGCTGTCACGATCAAAAACGGCGTTTCCCAGTGGTTTGACCAAATGGGATTAACAGCAGAAGATCTGGTCAATATCACAGGCCCGTCCGGCGAACTCTGGACGAAAGGCTACAACATAGTTGAGACAAACACCCAGAACATACCGATGGACTATCTCTCGGCTAACCAGGAGGCCTTGGCCTCACTGAATAAAGAAGCTCTGCTCGCTTATTATAATGCCCAACCCAGCGCGAGCCTTGAGCCGGTTGGCGTGCATCTTGAGCCAGACTGGATAGTCGAAGCATCCAATGGGATAGTAACGAAGGTATCTGAGGGCCTGAGAGGCCAGATCGCATCCACAAGCCAAAACACGGTGACAATCCCAACTACAAACGTCCCGTCGTGGGTTACGTCCGGCCTGTCGGTGAGCGAGGATACCGCCCTTGTGAATGATCCAAGGAGTGATGCCTGCATACCGTTTTTGGATGCGCCGTATCTCAAGACTACAGACAACTTCTATCTGGCTTCTGGATCGATGCCTTTGGACGTGAGTGAAGACGTAGTTCTGCTTAATGATCCAAGGAGTGATGCCTGCATACCGTTTTTGGATGCGCCGTATCTCAAGACTACAGACAACTTCTATCTGGCTTCTGGGTCCATGTCGCTCGATGTTAGCGATGATGTGGCTCTACTTCACGATCCCAGGAGTGATGCCTGCATACCGTTTTTGGATGCGCCGTATCTCCAGACTACAGATAACTGGCTGATCCAAAATGCGGGGGCAATGCCTCTAAACGACGGGGCAGGTTTGATCAGAGATTCTTCCACTGGAACATGCGTTCCGGTTATTAATTCGGCAATTAACATCGACGACTTGAGAGAACAGTATGTGCAGGGCTATATCAGCGATGTGGGCCTGATTAGAGATTCTTCCACCGGGGCATGCGTTCCGGTTATTAATTCGGCAATTAACATCGACGACTTGAGAGAACAGTATGTGCAGGGTTATACAAACTTAGCAGCCACCACCGGAACGGTGGGAGCTACCGCAGGCAAGGCAACTATACCAGTGACCACCACCAGCGGGAACCAGATTATCACCGGCTTGTCCACAAATGGATATGTGATCCAGTACGATCCACGCCAGGACACCTGTGAGGGCCTGTCATTTAATGCACCGGAACCTAGCCTGAAAACTACAGACCCGTTCTACCTCGGACTCACTGTGGGAGCCAGTGGAAAGAACGTGGCAACAGAATCGTATGAGAACTATGGATGGGGCGGCCAAGTAGCTCAACCTCTACAGACAAGTCTAGTTACATACGGCACATATCTTGATAAGCAGGTCGACAATGGACAGGAGATAGGAAACCTAATTAGCAGCACAGCCGAGCAATCCGCCACGAATTTTAGCGAAACCATGAGTGCTGCAACGGATTCGCTGAGAGATGCAGCCGCATTGAGTTATGATACAGGATTGCAGATTGCTGATCGATTAGAACATGCAGCGGATTATGGCTATGTTCAGATGGTGCAGGGCGCATCTCAAATTTCGGATAGCGCAGGGTATGTTATTGCGGCTGGCCAGGGGTTATACGATACATCCCAGCTTATTAATACAAATAGCCTAAACACATCCTATACCATTAATACAGATAGTCTAAACACATCTAACACCATCAATACAAATGGCCTAAATACATCCAATACCATCAATACAAATGGCCTAAATACATCCAATACCATTGTATCCGACGCTAAGGCCACATCCAAGGAAGTTAATGATAAAAACCACGAATGGGCCGACTATGGTAATAAATCGATGCATGAGGGGGCCGATTATCTAGTCGCTGGCGGGGTTGGTTTATATAATATATTATATGGTGCTAATGCACAATACACTGCCGGTGGTTATGGCAGTGGCGGTCCAACGATAGTTCCCGCAACGGCATTCTATAGTTATCCAACCTACACAAATCCCAACGGCGTCACGGTTATCGGGGCGGTGGGGCCCTGGGGAGGCACATCTGTCAGCGGTGCTGGTGGTTGGGTAGGGACTGGCACAACGGCTGGAAACGCTGCCTTTCAGGGTGGATCTACTCCGACGTGGGGCGGTGCGGCTCAGAGCGCAGCATTAGCTGCATCTGGGAGCACTGGACCTGTTACAATTGGTAGTAGCGGAATTCAGTTAGCTACGGGAGGGATAGTATCCGAACCTACATATGGTGTTTTTGGAGAAGCCGGGCCGGAGGCATTCGTTCCGCTATATGATATCAACAACGGCCTAAAGGTGCTGCAAGATGTGTTCTCGTATTTCTCAACCAACATGAACACAATACTCGCATCGGGAAGTGTAAGTCAGGACTATATCACTCAAGCCCTGCTCAGTATACTGGGTGATATTTCAAAAATGCTGCTACCCAGTTCTGAAAATACTTCGGTGCAAACGGACTCCACTAAATGTAAATCTCCCGTGGTCAACGTGTATTGTGAGAATAATTATTCCATAAACGTTGAGGAGATGAGCAAAGACGAGATCCTAGAAATACTCGAAAAGCACGACGAGGAGTCCGGGAAATCTATTGTGAAAGCAATAAGCGGCGCGTGGGATTAGTCTTGATAGGCGATTACCATATAGGATTCATGCTAATCGGCATGGACGAAGCTGGAACACAGCCGGAACCAGAGCCAGAGACAAGTCAGTCTTTTTATTTTAATTTGGCTGGATATGATCTATCTGGAAAGGTACTCGTGCCGATAAAAGCCAAAGGATTCAGCAAGTCCACTACTTCATGGTCTATCCCATCGCGTATCTATTCAAAAATTAGAGAAAGCGGAGTTAAGTCGCTGGAGTGGGAGTTCAGTGTGGTATTTCCTGATCATGCTGAGGCAAATGCGTTTAGAAGAAAATGTAACAGTCTTGTAGAAAATGTTAACTGGTTTGCGGGAAGTAGAGATTGGTATTATATCGTAAAATACGCATCGGTAAGTCCCAATCAAATAGACGAAGACATATATCACGTTACTCTGGATGTCAATTTGTTTCTGGAGGATCCCCTGCTCCGATCCGCCCGTGCTCAAAGTTGGTCCCTCACATCCGCAAGTTTGCCGGCAAATAGTTGTGCCTTCGACACATTGCTTGCTACTGCGGACTCTCCATTCGATAGAATCCGTGTTGTGGGAAAATATTACAACGGCAGCCATCTTAAAGATCTATCCGTTACATTGATGCATGGTGGAGAGGAGATAACATCTGCTTTACTGTCCAATAAGCTGCTCTCAGACGAGATTTTAACTTTGGACGGCAACCGGATTAACACAGAATATGTCGAGGACTTCCCCAGTTCTGTCCGAATTACCCAGGACGCATATGCGATGTCCAACGTGGTTGTTAGTGGAGGAAAAGCCACGATTTCGCCGGGTGGATATCTCACATATAAGCTGTCCGGGCCCAATCCAACACTTGAAAATGTCCTGCTTCAAGCCACAATAAATGTAATATCGGGTAATCCATCTATCCGTACAAGCGTGGATAATTCCAACTGGGAGAATGGTGTTCTGGCTTCTGAGCTTTCGGAAGTCAGTGGCATATACACAGATTTCTATTTATCAGGGACAGATAAACGCGGTGATGTTTATGTTCAATTTTACTGTCCTGCCGGGGCATCAATCGAAATCGAGTTTCTGAGACTAAGTACGGTTCGGGAAATCTATCTCAAAAAGGATTTCGTCATTCCAGCCGGTGAGAAAGAGTATAGCGTAAAGATCGAAGATGGTACTAGCTCCAGCCACGTTGCTAACATACAAATATCGTTTTATCAGAGGAGATACCCATGAGCAACGATGAACCAGAGTTTTATTTTAGAAATTTTGATGGCAGTGTGCCGAGAGCGGATATTGCATCTTGGTCACTAAATCTGTTTCAGGATAAGCCAGGAGCTCTTAAAATCACTTGCATACATCCAAACAACATCAGTCAAGACGCTACTGTTGAGGTAGTGTACAAGAAAAAAATATTGTTTAGAGGCTTTCTCAACTTTCCAACGCAAACCAAGCCCGGCATAGATGAATTAAGTTTCAATGATCGCACATCACTTCTGGAACATCGTTTTTTCATGGACTGCGTTTATCCCGGCGGAACGTTGCTAGAGGATATATTATCTTCAGGAGAGCCAAGTCCAACGGCAGCAAAGCCGGGACTTATCTACCAGGCAAACTCTCTGATACCCCAAGGAGCCTGGCAAAAGTATCCTTATGAGAATAATATTTTTAAAAAATATGGATACGGAACAAACAGATTGACAATAACTTCTATAAAATTTAATAATATTGAACTAACGAAAGTCACTAATAAATCATCTATGCACGGGGGAACGTGGTGCCAAGATGCTGATTATTTGTATATATGGTGTCCAACGAATGAAAATCCAAATCACTCGTTGTACAACAACTTACTGAAATACAGTACATCAAGTGAAACTGATAGACCTCTCCGGGGGTGTTATTATGCGGGATATGGAACATATTATATGTATTATATTCCGGGTGGAGGGGCATCGTCTGTTTTTGGGACGGTAAACAAGATGTATAAGGATACATCACTGCTCACAAAGGCCACATCCCTCTCAAATATGAATTCCGAATCAAAATTTTATCAGGACGAGAGCAATCTTTATTGCTATTCTTCTTCTAATCCGAATCAGAGTCTATATTCTGTGCCAAATTTCAAGGATACCAAACTTCGTGTCAGAAACCTTTATTTGAGCGGGTACACTTTTAACTCCGAATTTGAGATGAGCAAAACCAACGCTCAATCCGCACTAAAGGAGCTCCTAAGCCACATAAATGCAGAGTGGCAGTGGATATATGACTTGGATGGATATACATACCTCGACATCCTGAATGTGGCGTGCCGGGGAAGTGAAACCAATCCGGTAAAGACTTTTAAAGAATCCGATCTGGAAGATCTTAAAATTAGTTACAAAGAGGATTTCGTGCCAAATATCATACTTGGGACAGGAGATCCTGAAACCTATGCGGCGTATGGATCCTGGGTACCCCGGAACATATGGAGAGAAGCAAACGAAGATTACGAAAACCATAATGCAGAGACGTTTCTGGTATATCTTCAAAAGAGATTTGAGCAGATAAATGATTCCGTGTCATGCTCATTTAAAACGGAACCAGATTATTCTCTTCAGTGTGGAGACTACATAAGAATTATTAGGAACAATAAAATACATATAAATAAAAGAATCCAGAAAATTCAGTTTACATCGGCAAACAAAATGTCGCTTGAAATTGGGCAGCGGGATATGGATCTAAACGACGCGTGGGACATGGTTAAAAAAGTCTCAACAGAACAGCAAAAAAGAAAAATTAAAGATCCATATGGTTTTAAATGGTTGAGCAGGGACGAATTGATAAGTTTAATTGACGAGAGAATTTCGGAAAGCGGGTAGTGGTTTTTGTGACTGGGACAAGAATAGCGGCATGGACACCGCGTAGGGGAAATGTACTTCGCGATTCGGCTCTTGAGGCTATAGTACGAAATTTTCAAGATAGTTTTGTGATTGAGGGATATAGTGTCCACGAAACGAATCCAAAGAGCTTAAAAGTAACCGTAGATTCTGGGTGGGGTCGATATAGGGGAACATATGTTGAGATGCCCCAAAACGTCGATCTGGATTTGGCACCATATGTAGACCCGGGCAATCCTAAAATCGTAGTGGTCTACGTGGACAACGCTGGAAATGCCAATATTCATGACGGGACGGCTGAGAGCGCCGTTCCAGCTACAGAATCTCAATGGCTCAAATTTACAAGCCCCGCGCCAGATATCAGCAATCTACCAGATGGCATACCGCTGGCTGAGATTTACCTGGCCGCTGATGTTACTTTAATTGAAAATGTGTATATCAATTCAATTGCCGCATGGCATAGCGATGGAGTTCTGGATCATCAGGGCGTGTTTAATCTTCTTCAAAATGGCAGCTTTGAGATATTAGATAATAGCAATCTTCCCGTGGGATGGGTGCTGGAAAGTACGCCTACCATTGCGGGCGATACTGGCGAGAAAGACGGCCAGGGAGGAGGCGCTGCTATAAAAATTACCGCAACCGGAGCAGATAATGAAGGTATCGCGTTCACGCTTAAGAATCTGAAGAACTCAACCATATACTCTTTCAGAGTTAGAGCTAAAGCCACATCTGGAAACACCGCTCGTGTGGTTACAACCGGAGCTTCATCCAATCTTTCCGTGTCCACAACGTCGACTTCTTGGACAACCTTAAGAGGCCAATTCGTTACTGACTCAAGCGGAACAAATGTGGTCCTCAAGATTATGGCCGCATACAGCGGAGATATAGTGTGGTTCGATCAGGCTGTCGTGATTGAAGGCTTGAATATGCCCGCATATTACATCCCGGATGCGGGGTACCATGTAATCGAGCTGCCCGCCGGATCGATGAACGTACCGAGCTCTAATGGAGCTACGTTCGCTACCACTGTAGGTACAAACGGAAACATCCAAGAAAATCAATTTGATCCGAGCACAGAAGAATTCCTTGAGGCTGTGATCGGAGTGCCGCCTAATATCAAATTAGACGGGACCGTGCTTTTTGAGGCCATAGGATTCTCTTCTACGGCGAGCGCGAGCAAATATATCCAATTAAAGTGTTATCATTCAGCCAAGGCAAAAAATGAGTCTTGGGATGCTGCTTACAACTCGGTATTATCTGGAGATCTAGCTGTATCTGCTACACAAAACCAGCTAGATAACCACAGGTGGACATCCGGTCTATCCGCATTGGATTGGGTTTCAGGCGATCAGGTACGAATTAAGCTATCGAGAGTAGCCCCGAATGGAACAAACCTGGCCGTGGACTATTACTTGACCATGTTCAGGATCAGCATACCGAGGTCAAGAACGTGATCATACAGACCGCGCCATATATCTGGCTGGATAAACTTAACTCGATGTCCATGCAAGATAGAGACAACTTGCTCAGAGAATTAGCTGCATACCAGGCTACAAGAAAAGCGGAAGCCGAGGATCTGTCCAGACGGTACTTCAGAGAACATGCTCTGACAGAAAAAGAATTTAACGATTTAGATGCGGCGAGTGAACAAAAGTTCATAGATTGGGCTCTTAAAAACGGATACTACGAAGACGAAACGAGATCCGATATATCTGAAGGTGCTTGACGGTGGAAAACGGCTTAGTCATGATAGACCCGGTAACAGTTACTATCGTACCGTATGGATCATATGTGTCAATTGATCTTGATTCATATGTTAGCGATTTGGGTGATGACGTTAGCGGTGTCATCCTGGAGATCGTTCAGGGGTCTAACGAGGGAAGTGTCTATTGGAGGAAGTATGGCTCCACGGATGATTACTATAATACATTACTCGCCTCACATAGAGCAGTGGCGTTCTGCGGTGTAAACTCAAGCCATATCTTTCAGGTTAAAGTATCAAGTTCTACTACCGTCGTATATCTGATAGGATATACCAAAGGCGGATTTGTATTTTTCGATAATGCCATCGATAAAAAGGTGTCGAGTAGCTCAACGTGGGAAGACGTAGACGCCTCGGGAAGTGCGCCGGCGGGGGCGACTGGCCTGATATTTGAACTGCGAGGTAATGGTAGTAATACATATTCAGTCGGGCTGCGAAAAAAAGGTAGTACAGATTACCGTACCAATTCTGCGTATAGCATTCAATTTGGCACATGGATTATTGGATGCAATGAAAACAGGGTGTGCCAACAATATGCTAGTACTACTACTTTTCAATCCCTTTTATTAAGGGGGTATGTGACACAAAACTCCGGCCTGAACTTCTACACGAATGCGATAGACTACAGCCTTTCATCGACGGGCAGTTACCAAAGTTTATCGGCATTGCCCAGCGGATCGATTGCCGGACTGTTTGAAATAGCATCTTCTAATGCATATAAATACGCCATGCGGAAGAAGGGGTCGACACGTGATGTATATGCATATACATCTGGACATAACATGCATATAGTAGAATGCGACTCGAATAGACTCGTAGAAGGAAAAATAGAGAACCTTGCCGTGGATTTTTGGCTGGTTGCCTATGTGACATCGCCGAGTATCACACCACAAACATTCCGCAAAGGGAGTAGATGCATAACATGACGTAACTGCTCCACGCCCTAAGCTCCCCATTGCAGCAAGTACCCATCAAGTATCTTTGCTCTGAGCGGGGAGCAGTCACCATTTTCAGGCCCCCTTCCTCTCAATCGTGATAGCATCAAGAACATCTTCAGCCTGGCCGTCATATCTCGCCTCGTCGCCGCTGGGGGCCTTTTCCACCATTACCAGTATTAACCCGACGGTGTTATCATCCAGCAGCACGGCGCACATCGCCACGTCTCCTCCACGAGTCGACATATAGGCCTGCCGTCCATTGAATGTCGTACTCTTCTCAACGCAATCTACCAAGCACCATGGGAGTGTTTTGATGGCATCCGCCAGTATCTCTTCTATTTCCTTTTTCTTTACATCGGCTGGAACCTTATCAGGCGATCCATAGACTGCTATGTTATGGTCCTGAATGTCTCTTCTGAGGTCGTTGGGTATCTTGATGACTTTAATTTCCACATACCCCGAATTAACATCGTAATAAGCGTTGCCTTTTGGAGCGTTAGGATAAGCTGGGAAGTAGAACGGTATCACACTATTCCCCACCCAATGCCCCCGTGCGTCACAGCTGTCTGTTGGCTTTTTCGAATCATATGCCTGAATCTCTGGATGATCTCTGACTGTCCAGCCGTTCTCAGTCCAGCCGTTTTCATCCTGCACAAACCGTAGCCGTTCAGCCAGCACAAACTGCCAGCCGTCGATAGTTACACTTGGTGCGGGTGTATTCGCGTCTACAGCCTCCGGGGTCGGCACAATCGCGGCAAGAATGATAATCCCGATTGCAAACCCCAACAGCATTCCAAATATTTTTTTGATTACGTTCATCTCAAGCCACCTCCTCGCTTGCTGTCCTGATGACCACCGGACCTCCTGCCTGATTGAGATAAAGATATGCAGCATGGGGCCTCGCTGCTCATGTCATGCCTTCTCCTCAGTTAATCGTTTCCCCCTCGTTCTTCATATCCCCAACTGAGGTATGCATGCTAGGTACGCGCACTTCACGTCCTCCGGATCGATATGATAGTAGATGTCCACCGCCTCCCTGATCGCATCTCCCCGGAGCCACTGGACATACTCGCGACGCATGCCTGCGCGGAGGAGGTGGGTGGTAAACCAGTGGCGGCAGCAGTGGGGAGTGAACTTGTCCTCAATCCGTTCTGAAGCGGAGTCGTGCAGTCCGACTCTGCTGGCTGCCACCCGGACCAGACTGTCGATTGCTGCAGTCTGAAGCCGGGTGCCCTTGTTGCTTATGAAAAGGGCAGATTCGCCCCTCTTCCTATAGCGTGTCTCTCGAGCAGTCATCCAGCGACGAAGGGAGAGCTCGACTTCGTCGTCGAAAAAGACGATTCTGTTGCTCCTTTTGGCCGTGGGCTTCAGGAGGATCTTCTGGCCTGGAAGATCTATGTCGGCTATGTCTAGCGAGATTAGTTCTCCTCTCCGGATTCCTGTTTTCAGAAAGAGGAGCAGTATCGCTCTATCTCGCGTGTCGATTGTGGCCCGGACCATTTTTGCCGCATCCTCTATACTGATTAGCTGGCGCTGTCGAACCTCGTCCTTGTAGTTCTTTAGATATCGTTTCTTGATGAGCACAACAGGGTTTTGCTGGATCTCCCCAATCTCAATGAGATAGTCGAAGTAGACGGACAGGTTCGAGAACGCCCTTTCGATGGTACTCTGCCGGCGACCTTTGGTGCGCATGTCGGCCAAGTAGGCCAGAAGGGTCTCACGGCTCTCGGTTGCACCTTTTGACCAGGACAGATATCGCTTCGTCTCCCAGAGTACCGTGTTCATGTAGCTCTTGGACCGGCCCTGGAGTTCCAGATCCCGGGCGAAGGCTTCTAGCCGATCCAT